TTTCTTGGTTTTCTAGAAGAATTGCAGTTACCGCTCTTTTGTAAGAGTCCTTGATCTCTGGAAGATCTGGGTGCTCAATGATCGGCTTCCACTTCTCCTGTAGTTGCTCTGACAAATGCATCTCTGTGTACATCTTAGTCTCCTTTTAAAGTTTATTATCTGTTTGTTTAAGTTTTGTTAACTTCAATATTATTTATAATTTTTTATTTTTTAGTAAATCTAGACAATGTTTGTGTATAGATATCCATTGTTCGATTTACAGGTTTTTTGGAAGCTTCCTCTTGGATTACAACAGGAGAATCTTCTACTGCAGTTTCTTCAGTACTTTCATCAAGCACTTCACTATCAACCTCAGAATTCTCTGGGAAATAATTTTCTCTGATAGTTTTTAGTTTACCAGAAAAATCTTCTTCAGAAACAAACTCAACTCCTTCACTCAAAGAGCGAATTTTTTCCTTTTGAGATAATGTTAAATCTTCAGTAACAGTTGTAAATACAATTTCTCTCTTTGCTTCTGTTAATGACTTATGTAGTTTAACATTCTTTTCAATTTCTGAATTAAGTTTTTCTTGAGTTTCTTCAAGTGATTTTACAGACTCTTGATATAGGTCAATCTTTTCTTCTGGGATATCGATATAGTTTTCTGTGAAAACTGTTTTCAACCCTTTAATAAAGTTTTCCATGATATCAAGTTTTAGTCCATTTTCAACGGAGAGTTTATTCTCTTCCAACCATTCTTTTGCAACATAAGTTAAATACTCATCAACTTTCTCAGAAATTTCTTGTCTGATTTCTACAAGATTTTCTTCTAAAGTTTCTGCGTATTGATTTTCAAGTCTTTCAACTTCTTCGTTGATCTTGTCAAGTACTGCTGCTTCGAAGATTGTTTTTGCTTTGTCTTTGAACTCTTCAGTTAATTCTTGACCATTTAGCATAGCATCGATATGTTCTTTAACATCGATATCTTCTTTTGCCATTTTCTTGCCCTTTTTCCAACCTTCTTTTTTGGAATAAGATGCATTCATTTTTTTCTTATCTTCGTCATCCTTGTCATGTCCATCTTCGTCCATGTCATCATCATCTTCTTCGGAATCATCATCAGAATCGTCTTCAGAATCATCATCTGAATCGTCCTCATCTTCTTCCTCATTCTTTTTCTTTTTTGTTTCTACAAGATTTTTAGAATCTACTTCTGTAGTATCTTGTTCTGTTGTGTTTTCTAGTGCCTCATCAAGCGCTTCTTCAACAACAGATTCTTCGATTTCCAAATCTTGAATTTCTAGTTCTTTATCTGCCATTTTAGGTCTCCTATTAGGTTTTAATTTATCTAACAATTTGTTATAATCATATTTATTTATAAATTTTACAAACTTGACAAGAAATTCTTAAACAAATTTATTTTAACTTCTTCAAGTTGTTGCGACTTCGCTTCTTTTAATTGTTTGGAGTAAGAATCGATAGTAGCTTCTTTGATAATACCATTATCCCAAATCCATTCCTTACCTTCCATAATACCATTTACAAAGGCATTTGGTGCGGATGGATCTGCAACAATATCTGCCGCAGTTGCTAGATAAAAATCATCTTGTACAACATTTGCATCACCAGATCTTTTTACTGAACCCATACCCCTAGATGACACTCCTAATTGAGCACCTTCCTTAATAAGATTTTTAACAATGGCACCATATGGTGTTTCTGTCATAATCTTAGCTTTACCAACAAAGTCTTTTCCTTCTAATTTCAATTCTTTAATCATGTGGGAAACACGCTCAAGATTGATTGTTGGACCGTCTGGATGTCCTAGTTATCCAAACGCACGATTTTTTTGAATATAGTTTTCGTTATATCTTTCTACTTCTCTAGAAAGAACTTCAGTAGGATATACCCTACCATTTCTATTCTTTACATTTGACTGTAAGAATACTCCTTCAATATAAAGGTCTTTTCCTTTTTCTTCGATAAGGATATTTTCGAAAACTTCGGTAATGAGTTTCATAGTCCTGTCCTCTTCTGCATTGATCTTGCTCTTTTAGTATTTGACATTGCAGCTTTCCCAGCACGCTTTCTTGCTGATTTTTTATTACGAATACTCATTTTAATTGCATCACCAGCTGAAATCTTAATTTCTTTTTTATCTTTAACAGTATATCCAGGCCTATCACTAACATATTTAATTTTGCGCTTTCCATCACGCACAACAACAGTTCTTTTGATAGCCTCGTCTAGACTTTCATCTAAGTATTCTGAAAAAGATAATGCCATTTTTTTATTCCTCTTTATCCTTAAATAAATCTGATGCAAATTCTTTTTTATAATCGTTTACATTATCCTGTGCCTTTGCATTTAAAATATCAATAATGGCATCTTTTGCAGCAGACACATTTCCTAAAACGATATTATCTACAATATCAGTTGTACTATTATTTATATTTTCTTTATTATCAGTCATATTTATCACCCTTTTGATTAAAAGTTAACCCCATTACTATCAGATTCGTCTGAATCCTCTGGTTGTTCTGGTTCATCAGTTTCAGATTCTTTTTGGATTTCATCATCCATCTTTTTTATTTCTTCATCATTCATTTTCAAGATATTTCTCTTTACCCATTCTTTAGAATAATAAGTACCAATCATACCTTCCATCTCACCAATTAATGTAATTTTATCACGCAACATTTCAGTTGTTTTGATATCTGTATAATAAGAATCTTGGGTATAATCTAAAATAATATCTTCAGAAATATCTTCCCATTCTGCTGGAGTAATTATCCCCTTTAGAATAAGTTGTTTCTTTAATAAATCCATAAACAAATAACTAAAAGAGTTTCTAAGTCTAACAATGAATCTGTTAAATTTATACTCATCTCTGGAAATTTCTGTTGCTCTACCCAACTGAATACTATTCTCTGGTTCTAATCTAGAGATAGGCACATTTAATGATTTGTATAATTTCTTTTGAAAGTATACAACATCATCCATTTCCCCTAAATTTGACCCGCCAGGTAGTGTTTCAATTTCTGTACCACGGCCACCCTCTCTTCTTGGGAACCAAAAATCTTCTAACATGGATAGATGTTTTCTATCATCTCTTACTTCACCAGTAGCGCCGTCATATACAATTTTATTTTTGTATTTTGTCATGATGTCGGCTAAATACTGTTCTGCTTTAGCCTTAGGTAGATTACCAACATCAATGTAAAATACTCTGCGCTCAGGAGCTCTTGTCCATCTATAAATTACAACGGAATCTTCTACTAATCTTAATTGATTTAACGGTTTGATTGCTTTATGTAGATGCCCAATTGTATAATTTCTTTTTGCATCTTTAAGACCAGAAGGGACATGAGTGATAGAATCAAGTGTAATTGGAATACCACTTGCAGTATCACCACTTACAATTCCTTTGTCATTAAAGATATAATATTCTTTTACATCACTTACTAGAGAATAATTTTCGCCCTTAA